GGACTTGCCTTATGAGCGTATTTAGTAAGCATTGAAGTTGAATCGGCTATTGCAACCGCAGCGACATCCGAAGCAGTTATAGTTACATTACTTGAAAGATAATGACCATTGATAGTTCTGCTTGTAGGAACATAACCGGCCAAAGCACTATTTAAAGCATAACCTGCCGAAGCATGATTACCCCAACCATAAGCCGCGTTCCAGTTAGTTGAATTATCAGTTATTGAAGCTCCCCAACCAGAACCATTGAAAGTTGTTATTCCTGTCGTCCCTGGGTAAACCATTGTCCCACCCGATCCGATAACTATGTTGCCAGCACCGAGAATAGAAATAGAATTAATAGTTTTTATGTTTGTCCCACTTACCAGCGTTGATTGTTTGCCATTTAATTGTGTCTGTATTCCTGACGTAACTCCTGAGAGAAATCCAAATTGAGTAGGCGTGACAGAAGACCCAATAATAGTATTTACTTTGTTTAGAGTATCAATCGCAACATTAACCTTTTGAAATGCTGTTCTGAGAGGATCGCCGGTATGGTCGTTGGGAGAACTTCCGCAATTTACTTTAGTAACATCATTGCTGATACTGTAATTAAGCATCATTTTCCCATTCCCGTTACTATTATCTACCGTTAATCGATGAGTACAGGAAATTAACCCTATTAAAAAGATGAATGTAAATAGCTTTTTCATTGTATATTATATTTATTCCGAATCTGTTGTCACCGTATCAGAATCAGTAGTTAAAATTCCATTGTCGGCCGTCACAATATCATTTATGCCAGTGATAATAGACTCCTGTTTCCCGGTGCCGATAAACAATTCGACTAACATTAGTCATTAATTGTTGAATAACCAATGAATGAACCTCCAGCAGTAACTATTTCAGTAATGTAATTCTCAAAAGTGAAAAAATCACCTGCTTTCAGGTCAGCCCCGACTATCCCACGAGTTACAACCGTTCCTTTAACTTTCATTGAAGTTATCATTGCCGAACAGTCCTCACGGATATAAATTGACTTAGTGTCTTCGTAAAGCGTACTGTCGGATGTTTTAAAGGTATGTGCCCCTACATAAAGGTGACTGCCTCCCGATCCTGCCATCATTTGTATTTCAAGTGCCATAATTTTAAGTATTAAATTCCAAATGCGTTAATGTTCCATTGTGGTGTGAAGATCCAATCAGGGTAATTATTCTTATTTGCATAAAGAAAGTTATATGCCGATGGATCACAATTAAAAGTATTATTTAAAACAATATCAGAGTTGTGACCGTAATATTCTTTATATTGAAACGGTATCTTTCCGTAAAGTTCCCGCATCCGTTCCCATGCATTAATAAGTTTATTAACAGCTGATACTTTCGTCCATCCATTACCTTCAGATGACACACCAACACCGGCAGGATACAAACGGGTAATATCACGTTCAACATATTTGTAAAAAACGTAATATGCTATCAGCGATTGAAGTTGGGTATTCTTTAATCCTTCCCATTTAAGAGTTATTGTGTCGCCTCTATAAACGTGATCGAACTCTACGCCATTAACCAGGTCAAGATAAATCTGTGAAGCCGGAATGTTGTTTGTACAATCAGCGATTAGAAGTGAGTAAAGTTTATAACCAAGCAAACTGATCAGTATCTCTTTTTCATACTGACCAATTGCCTGGGTAAGTCCGGCCACTGTCAGCGTATCAGTCGCAGCATTCGGGATATTTATCTCGCCAACAAAATATGTACTATCAATGAATGACATTACTTTTTAACTTTTGTCGTTATTTTAGCTTTCGATATGTTCTTAGGAATCTTTGTTGTATTTTTAGGTTCTGAAGAAACCATTCCTTTAACCTGGTCAGAAACCATAATAGTTTTATCGTCCTTATTGGCTTTTGACTTTGAAGGAACATTAACCTGCTTTGGCTCAACAATAGTTTTATCCTTCTTAGTTTTAACCTTTGCAGGTTTATCGACCTTTGCAGGTTTAGCGACCTTTGAAGGTTTAGCAGGAGTTTCCTCCTGCTTTTTACCCTCAAGATTTTCACTTGCAATGCCTATCTTTACAGCAGTTTCAGCAAACTTGCCAGTGAATTTTTTACCTGTTTTTTTAGAATAACTTTCCATTAGTAAACCCTATAAATTTTAGCTGTTGTTCCGGATGTAAAATAAATATTGAATCTTGCAACCGTCTGAATAGCCAAAGTTAAAGTTTTTTGTCCAGTTATTATCTCTGCCGGTGGTTGTGTTATTGAACCGTCAAGGGCAAGTGTCACAATACCAGAGGATGAACTACCAGAGTTATCTATTGTCAATTCAAACGAAGTACCCTGGCCACAACCTGGAATCAATGCAGCTATTGCTGTCGCTGTCGGAGTTGTCATAGTTACCGCTGTTGCTGATGCACATTTAATAGTACCTCTTAGCATTTTAGCAGCAGTTATAGTTCCGGTAGAGTCAAACGGTGCAGGAGAAGATTTTTTAACGATTGTCGTTACCCCTGTTAATGCCCCGGTTGCACTTATTCCCCAAACAGAACTATTGATAACAACTGTACCGCTTCCGCCGCCAATCGTTACAAGTCCCGTAGAGGTACCTGTATTGATGTTTGTTGGCTGGTTGTTGCTTGCATTGATATTAACAGCATTAGAACCTGACAAAATAGTAGTTGTACTGGTAGTATTTGAACTTCCTAAAGCGACTGTTTTTGCAGCGGCTCCATTGCCTATTGCTATTGTCTGTGCGCCCGTTCCTCCGATTGTTACAGTTCCGGTAGTTGTACCAGTCCCGATATTAACAGTATAGTTTGATGTAGCGTTTAAATTAATTGCCGCACCTGTTATCGTTGCTCCTGCTGTTGCTGTCAATAATGTTGCCCCGTATGGGAAATAATTAACAGTTTTAATATCGAAAGAAGTTACTCTTGCACACTCCGTCCCACCACTCTGAACATAAGAAATACGTATGTAATTGTAATTCTTTGCTGTAGTTGCTGTGATTGTCACCGGAGAAGAACCAGTAGAATACGTTCCAGCTGATCCAATAGTTGAATATTTGTCGTTTGAGGTAACTTTACCTCTTGCTGTGATAGTTATTGTCCCACTTCCTGAGTTTACAGCCAGAACGCTTGTTATTGTCTGATACTGTAAAAACTTTTGAGGATTGGTAATCAGTATCACAAGTGAGTCGCCGGTGACAATATGAAAACCTCCATTCCCCTGAAGCGAGTCAGCGGCAGTAAATTTCATCGGCTGCGAAAGCATAGTAAATCCTGAAGTAATCTGGCCATGCTTAGTTGACGTTGCCATACTCATCGCTGATATAGCAATGAGGGTGAATAAGAATATTAACTTTTTCATAATTCCTGTATTTTTTAAGTTTATACTAGAACTATGTAGTAGTTATGTTAGTAACACCGGCAGCCAGTCCAGAACAGTAAATAACAGCTAGTGGATCACGAACACCAAAAGCTATGCGAACTTTCAGAACAACGGTCTGCTGTCCTTCAGTAAGGTCGGTTCCATTGTAACCCATAACCATTGTCAGGTCTTTACGTTTACCGATCATAAGCTGTTTTGAATCTACCACTGCAACGGTATCGGCTGTAATGGCAGTCGAGAGAACAAGTCTCATACCGCATACAGTAGCCGGTTCACCTATGATATTATAGGTTATCCTACGATCAAATTTGCTGTTATCAAGCTGATCTTTTTCACCAGCCAGTGATTCAACATCAGCGGGATTCATAATAACAGTATCTGGCCTGTATTTGTTTGTCATACACTGAAGTTTCATTTTCGATATGACATCAAATTTATTTGCATTAGCTGTCGAGGCCGAATAAGTCGTTGAACCAGTGAAAGCGGTGAATTTATAAGTCCCACTTGCTGAAAACAAACCTTTAATAGCAATTGAATCATCACCGGTTGTACCGAGAATTGCTGTATCAATAGCATCATAAATCTTCGAAGGTGCTGTGATTGATATTTCTTCCATTGCTTCCGGGAGATCATCCAGGGTCTCGTCTGAGAGAGTGAAATAAGTTGCCAGGTAGAACGATGGGAACGATACGGTTTTCAGTAAGAAGCTGGATATTGTTGATGCGCTTCCTTCTATTTTAACGGCTGTTCCATCAGAGTAGCTGTAAACAACCAATAGAGCCATGTTTGGACGGGTTATTGTCTTTGACGGCATCCAGTCGGTTACATGAGGATAAAGAGTTAAAGGAATACCAACCCTCTGAGGGTCGAGTTCAGTCAGACGAAGTGTCGAAACATAGTTCTGCACGATTGACGATTCGAGCATTTCAGTTTTAACCACAAAACTTTCCTGACGCATCCTGCTTTCGGTAAAAAATTCCTTCAGAGAAAGACGTTTACCACTTGCATCATTTACCTCGGTTAAGAGTTTTGAGTTTGTCTTTGATTTCTCCATTACGGCAGCAATAAGTTCCTCTTTAAAACTCTTTGGCTTTTCAGCTTCTTTGTTTGCTGGCCTTTCGTTCATTGCCTTAATATCAGCAGCAGCTTTTGCTACTTCAGCAACAAGTTTATCGACATTCTCTTTGAGTTCTTTAATACCGTCGTTGTCAAGTTTCTTGGCAATCTCGGCATTAATATCAGCGATCTTTTTTTCAACATCAGCGGCTTTTACATTCTCTTTGTTTGAGTCAGCGATAAGCCCTTTTATTTTTTCTAACAGAAGTTCCTGTTCTGTTTTTTCAGTTTCTTTTGCCATTTTGTTACGTTTTTAATTTTTTAAGTTTTTTAATAAATAATTATAGTCTATTTCCTGAGTGTTTTTCAACGGCTCAGACTTATGATGAGTGCCATTCGACGGCTCATTTTTCTCTGGTTTTGCACAATCTTGTATTGGTTTTCCGCAATTAGGACAAATAATATTATCGTCCTCATCTGTATCAATATCGCTATCATCAGGATCAAATTCGTTCCCACAATCAGGACAAATAACAACTCCTTTTGTGCCATTGTCTAACGTAGGGGTTGCGGTATTGCTCCCTATCGGTACGGCTGATCCCTCAACGCATTTAGCCTCAAGAACATAATAGAAATACCCTTTATCGTCTGCCATTTCAGGATTAGCGATCATTGGATAATATTTCTGCCATGCTTCATAATAATTCGGGAAATCCTCATCATTGATAGCCATATCTGTTTTGACATAATACATACCTACGGAATGATTCTTTACCCATCCGTTTGCATATTGTTCAAGCATATAAGGGTTGCGTTTACGAAGTATCTCAGAATCAAACATTAACGCTTCGGTCTCTCCCTGGTATGAAAAACCAAGTTCTGACCATTTAAATCGTTTTGTATATGCTTTCAGGTTATCTCCGTCAGAAATAATTTTATTAAATTGCATGTTGTGTTCCTGAAGGTGCATTATCATCTTGTTATCCTGAAGCGATTTAGTCCACAAACCGGGAATATGAACATCCATGTGAGAATCCAGAAAATTAGTAGTATTGATTACACAAACAACTTTTAATGATTTAAGATTAGCCAAATCCATCATACTGCCGTTCATTTGTTTTATAACAGAAGATTTAGGATCAATTACAAAAATAGGTTTAACAGCAACAGCACAATCAACTTCTTTTTTAACTGCCTTTTTCTGAGCAATTAACTTATCCTTATTGTCTGACATGAACTTAAAAAGTTCTTTTTTTGTCGCAAATTTCATGTTCCCATAGTGTTCCATTGCCTTATTTCTTTATAAGTTCCCGATCATCAATCTGCTTCTGTTTAAGTTTACGCAGTTTCTTAATCTGCTCTTTTGTCAACTTCTTTTTATCTTTTGGTTCCATAACTTTAAATTTGTGGTGGTTCTTTTACCGGCGCAACAGGTGCAAGATCAACAACCGGTATTTCAGTCCTTTGATATTTATACCTGTCACCGTCAGGCACGGGATCCATGTCCATTGCCCTTAAATAATCGTTCCATGTTATTATGTTGGCATTATAAGCCAGATCAGCAGCACGTGAAGTAGAAAGTAGCGCAACAGCCTTTTCTTTAAATGCTTCCTGAAGTGCAGGGATATGTGACCAGTCAGTTTTGAGTTCCAGTCCGTAGTTCCGCATCCCTAACCGTTCAGTCCAGTACTGATCATCATTCTCGGTATGAGGTATGATATTATCCTGGTAAAGTCTTCTTACAGCCTGTATTTGATTCTCAAATGTTGCACCTTCTATATAAGTCTTATATAACTCGGTAGGTACTTTCAGACCATTTGAAATGATCATTGCGTTATTTGAAAACTCCTCATAAATACCAAGCTCTTTGGAGTTCATTATTGTTTTGATGTAGTCAATATCCGAATAGCTTATCAGGAATTGATTCTGATCCCGCTGAATACCGTACTTAACTTTGAAAGTATCGTCAATCTCTTTTTTCGAAGCTACACTCATTGGAATCTGTGTGCCGGTAGCATCTTTGTTATTTGCTTTAATGATACCTTGCATGCCACGACTCTTGAGTATCACATTCATTGCCTCGAAAGCCAGTTGAGTGTTAGTGATAGGCATTTTCAAAGTTTCCAAACGTGAAGAACCAACAATAGAGTTACCGACATTTGAGATATTTATATCATTAAAATGAACGATCTTATCGGGAGTAAACTCTTTTACAGGGTTGTAATTTGTAAGACAGTACATCGCAATAATGCCCTTCAGATCAACCTGGTCATAAATCATTCCTGTCTGTTTGACGATAGTCCACTCGGAGGGAAGATTGTACATCGTTAAAACATTCAGAAGATCAGTATCGAAAGTCCTTAAGGGATTATTCAGATAAACATAATTATTACCAAACGTGTAATACATATAGGCACGTTCATAACTGAACTCTTTAACTGACTGTAAGGGATTTGGCCGGTCAACAAATAACTTTCTAGCTTGTTTAACGCCTGTCTTGCCTGAAGTCCAGGGAACTTCTTTGCCATTAAGATCAACAAGATATTTCTTACCATTAGAGGCAGCCGAGGCCAGAATGTCAATACAACCATATAAAACAGGATTTTCAGCAACTGCCTGACGGTAGTCGTGAACATTTGACATCACCAACCATGCGGGTTGATCAATCAGGTATTCGTTGTAATGAATAACATTCGGAGTGCGATAATAACCCGCTTGCCTGGCAAAAAATTCAGATAAAGAATAAAATGATTTCTCTAACATAACCGTTTCCTTTCTTGATTAAGGTTAGGGGTAATTCCCCGTTCCGGTTATTGTTCTTTTTTGTCTTTCTCAAATATATCCATCCCTAATTCCTTAAGGATTGCGAGTTGTTCCTGTGGTGCATCTTTCAAGATTACCTTATAACTGGAGCCGTTCCATGCATAATGTACTTCGGAGTCCAGATGTTCGTTTCTAACTTTAAGTTTTGCTGCCATAATTAACTCCATTTACAGAATGTTGATTCAGTTCCAGCGACAATTGCGGCGATTAATGCAGCATTGAAAGGAATTGCAAGTCCACTGCAATCATTTGATAATTCAATTGCTACCTGATTACCTTCGGCAACTGCAAGTCCTTTTCCGGTGTCGTGTGAAATCTTTGTAGATCTTAACGGCCTGCTTCCTAGAGGGTCTGTGGCATTATGACCAACGAGCCAGCAAATACCATTGCTATCAATTATAATAGCATAAAAACCACATGGCGAACCGTCCAGTAAAGCCTGAAGAAGTACGTTTGTAGTTTTTGAAGGAGGCAAAACATTAAAGTCAATAGTATTCTTTATTTCTGCATTATAAAGACCTACTGCACTTTCTTCCTGCTTCCATTGAAGAGAATCCTGTATAGAATCAATCTTCATAAAAGCATTCGATCCGGTGATAGCAGAAACCTCACCTGCTGTGATCGTAACTGCTGTCACAGTTGCTTTATCAGATATGAGGATTTTGGATGCTCCGGAAACGTTTTTGGCGCAAACTTGTGTAAAAATAGCTAATGCCATGTTATTTACATTTTAGTTATAACTATAAAATGTAAAATTATAGCAATAGTAAATGTGTTTTTAATACACTTTTTATAAATTTTTTGAGAGTATTTTTTCAACCAAACAAACTGAGATACAGTAACGATTAGCCAGCTTTTCTTTTAATCGCTGTCTTTCCTTTGGTTCAGCTTTTTTTACGTATTCTGTCTTTATAAGCAAATCACGACATTCTTTAAAATCAAGAATACCATTATCAAACAAAATATTAGTTGTCTGCGGATCAACCTTAAACTCATCCTCAAGTAACTTAGCAGTTGCCTGTTTTATGTTCATAACTTATTGGTAGTATTGATAATGTCAAGTTCATGCGAGGCGGATCGTACCTTATTAACATTTAATATTACTTCCATCCTGTCTATTCTATTTGAGAATACTCGTTCCAGTTCTGCGGTATTAAATCCAGCCGGAGCGATATGAGGAGTCTGTGAACCAACATAACCGCCCATTGCATAACCAGGAACACCAATCTGCCGCATGACACCTGAACCTCCTAGACGGGCAACATGATCACGAGTAAGAACTGTCTCGGTTTTGTTTGCAACAATCAAAGTATCATCCGCAGTTCCGGTGTTAACATGATACCCGGAAGTTATACGACCACCTTTTGCTTTTCCTGCACCGATACTAATTAATCCGGCAGCCGTAGCGGCAATTACAGCAGCAATACTTATTCCTTCAGATATTTTGTTTTTGACATTCATTGCTGTTGCAAATGCTATACTTGCTCCAGCCGTTGGAATAGCATAAGTTGCTCCCCATGCTGTCATGGCTGCATTAGCTTCTTGTGTATGGATGATAATTTGAGCAATTGCAAGAGCTTTTTCAGCAACCAATTCAGTAGCCTGAACAAGTTTACTTTTACTAAATAATGTTTCCAAGACACCATTTAATAAATTAACAGAATCCTGAGCAATCTGTAACTTCATATCCTGTTGTAATTTATCAACCTTAAGTTCATCTTTATAGAATTTCCTTTGTCTTGTTTCTAATCCAATGTCAGCCTTATCGGCTAAATTTGCAATATCATCAAGACCCTTTTTAACCTGGTTACTATAATTTACCTTTGCAACCTCATCAGAGACAGTCCAGTTTAATGGATTGACCATTAAAGGATTTGATTTTGTAGTATCTAGTCCTTTATCAATGGCGATCTTTGCCTTTAAAGCAATCTCTTCTGATTTAGAAAGTGTCTTATCAAGTTCTGCGTTTATTGCTTTTTGAGCCGTTATTTCTTGCGAAGCAAGTCTCAATGAACGCTCACCAAGAATATTATTTATATCTACTTGCAATTGTGCCTGCTTGTTAAGCATAGCAGTATTCTGAGGGTCTTTAGCCAATATTTGCTTAACATAATCTAATTCCTCGCTTTTATATAATACTTGTGCGTTTATCTTCTGTGTTTCTAATTCTTCGGCCTCCGCTAATAATTTAACTTGTCCAACCGAGTCATTCAATAGTTTTTTAGCAGCAATTCTTAACTCATTTATTTTATATTCTTTATCAGAAACATATACAAGTTCAGCACGTTCATCAATACGAACCTTATCCATTAAATCAGCGGCTACTTTTATATCCTTCGGTAGTTCATTACCAAAGGCATATCTCCATTTACCCTCGACAATGGCATCAAAGAAAGCTGTCATCTGAAGTTTTGCACGACCTAATAGATTTGCCCCTGCCTCAGTTCCAGCAAAAGCATTTTTAAGACCATTAAGGGCAAAAGCAGCAGCAGTGGCAGGAGCAGCAATACCAGCCATCGTTCCAATTGCCGACTTAATAGAATTTGCGTAATTACCAACCCCACGAGTATGAACACCAATAGCCTGTTCGGCAGTATTTATCTGAGTAGTTAATTTATTTATTTCTGGTGTTAATTGTGTTCTTAGTGATGCACTACCGTTAGCGTATTCATCTTTTAATTGAATTAACAACGCTCGCATCCTTTGAAGTGAATCCGGGGCAGAATCAACGACTTTCTTTAATTCAGTTTGAGCATCTTTTTGGGTATTTAATTCCCTTGTTAGTGCAGATAGGCTTTGTATAGCCTGTGTTTCGGATAGATACCCATCTTTGTAGGCTTTTAGTAAATCATTCTTCGCCTTTGTCAGTTTAGCAACCTCTAAAGTAATCTTTGCTAATTGATCTGCTTCATTTGAGACTCCGTTAATCTGAACCGAAAACCCTAGTGTTTTATCTTTTTCATCAGCCATGTTATAGAAGTATTAATTGTAATTCGGCAGTCATCCCGTCTGTCGTAATAGTTTGTAAAGCAAAATAATTCTCAACTCCGTTAATCGAAATCTTATATTTTGGCCGGAATCCTTCAGATTTAGAATCATTTATTTCTGTTAAAAACTGAGAAAGAAACGAAGGATTGACTTTTATTGTTATTGTGTAAAGTTTGCCTTTATCAACCCAATGAAAGAACTTTTGCCAGTAATTCTTATATAAATCTAACCATTGTACTCCTGAAATCTTAGGATAAGCCGTCTGAGCAACACCGTCAAGATACCACGTAAACCCGTTCGTTAGTCCATCCCAATGAACCAAACGGGTAACAAAATTAACCATGCGATCATAAGTAGTGTAAGGAATCTGAGGGACTGAGTTCCAAATCCTTGGTACTTTTGTATCACCTGCAACACTACCATAAGCCTCAATAATCGAAGCAAATGGATGCTCCCGCATATCTATATCCTGTATAGTGAAAAGACTGGTAAGATTGATATTAACAAGTCCCTGGCTGACGGTATTCTCTTTCATGTACTCGACAAATGCCTGATCGTCCATGTCATCAGTCCATTTCATCTGAATGGTCTTACAGTAATTTGGTGATATCAGTTCAGCCGGTAGTGAAGCATAATCAACAAACTCAGACAGATCAACCACTTTATCGGAGATGAATGAATCCCAGGGTTCAATATGGAGCATATTTTGACGTTTGTCCATCCAAAACCTCAAATTAAATATATCCCTTATTGCTGCCAAAAAATCAATCTCAGTCATATCCGGAAGATAGTTCGATAGGTTGATTGTCGATCCTATACCGGGATATTTATTTGCGTTTCCCCAGATCAAAGCCAGGGTTGATGTAACCTTTGTCCCTATTGACAGCGATTGACTACCTCCACTAACTAAAGTAGCAGCACAGTGCATTGAAATAGCAACAGTAACCTCATCACCGGCAGCAAAACTATAGTAACTCGTATCTAACGTATAGGTTATATTCTCAATTAACTCGGTTCCTGAATAGGCAGCAGTTATCTGACTGGCAATAGAAACACCACCAACACGGATATTTAATATAACTGCCTCATCGTTTATTGTCAGATTTGCGTTACCATGTGCCGAGTTTCTTAAAACGATAGTTGCAATAAACCGATATGTACCCGCAACAGGGATATAATAAGTATCATTTGCCCAGGCAGCAGCTTCGTCTTTTGTCTCAAAATAGAACAGTAAGTTTTTAGAAAGTGATACATCGTAATAAGTAGCAACCGAATGAGTGGCATCGTTATCATTGACATTATCTACATTTACTGCAAGACCTCTGTTTTGTATGAATGAATCTTCAGCAATCGTCTCACGACCTAAGATAAACAAATCCTTTATGTATGAACTATCGAGCCAGTCAGAAACGATTGTGTAAGGCAGTAGTTTTCGGATTATCTGAGCAATAGAAAGCATTGGGATAAAATCATTCGGGAACCAACCCGTTAACGCTCCACCTTCGGCTGACATACGCACACCAAAATCAATCATGGGGTAACGAAACATAGGGTAGGCAGCCGTCCATGAAGCAATAACATTCGCATTATTCAGAGTGTGATTGAAAGAAGTAAGATCAAGTGTTGACATCTGTGCTGCCAAGGCATCCATCCAATCATCAGCTGATATTATAACCTTTACTGAATATTCATCGTAACTAAGAACTATTAATTTACCCTTCATTATGAGTTGACCATCAACATAAATAGATACCGGTTCAGATGGTTCACTTTTTACATCTGACTGGGTAATGAACTTCAGAAGATTCTTATTGAGTTTTGTAAGCGGGATGTCAAGGGCATAGGACTTATCACAACTGCCAAATGAAATATCACGAATGTCACCGATAGAGAAAACGATATTAAACGGTTCATTAAAGTCTGCCAGCGATGTAATGCGTGTCTCTGCCATTTAGTCCTCCCATTCTATATCAATCTGATTTGTAAACATATCTGAACTACCAATTTTGACAGTATCAGAAACGATAGTCACATCGGTATCACTATAATCTGTCTCCAATTTCTTAACATTATCACTCACGAGTAAGGTTTTCAGATAATCAGTATTTACCATATCATTCACACCGGGGCCCATACGTGTAGCAATGCTCTGTTTGTTGATTCCGGTAAACAAAAGCGGCTTCTTGCCTTTCTTCGATCCTGTACGATAGTTTCTAATCGATGTGTATTGAATATCTTTCATTCCTTCAAATGACAGGTATTCTTTGCCACCAAGATCACCGTCAAACTCAAGGATGACCCGTTCATCAATTGCAGATGAATTAATAAGTACTGTAAATACCTCGGAGATAGTAACTCCTGATTGTGTATCATTAAGATAAAATCGAAGTGATGTAGTTACAGATGACATCAGTTCGCCAATATTAAGGATCACCACTCCCCATCCTTCGGGGCAATAGTAAGTATTCGATGTATAAGCAGCATTATCTTTTGAAGTATGAAGATCGATCGAAAGGGATTCAGTGAAGAAACAAACCCACAGTTCGGCAGGATTATAAGTAAAGAATTTGATTATCCCGTTGCGTATTGTCTTATTTGCAAATAACTGGGCAAACCCTAATTGTAAGACATAATTATTACTCCAGTTTAATGAATCACCTTTTGCGGGTACAAATCGGTAGAGATTATAAACAACGGCATCTGTTACCGAGTTTGACCCTAGCGTTGTTACTCCTGTAGCGTCCTCCCAAACTTCTGTGAATACAGGCATATAAACTGCCAGGGGACTGCCGATTGTATTCCTATCTGTAGTTATATCTTTAAGGTAAATTTCACCTGACCAATTAGCATTGGAAGCATTACTTATTTTCACAGAAATATCACCGGATTGAACACACATGAATATTACAGATTTGTTATTCTGCATTTGTGCATATGGCATCTGTATCAACTCAGGACATAATGGATTTAAAATAGAATCTACAAATTGTATTTGTGGCCCATAACCAACTCCAAGATTATTAACATAATTAAGAACATAGAAACAATAGATGTGTCCTGCAATAAGATGTATAAAGTCAGAACCAGCACCGTAAGCATAAGCATAACTAGGAATTGAGGCTATTGCGCTGTTGATGATATTCACTGTTGAAGTAAATGTAGAATAAATTCCGCTCCATGACTCAATAAGGTTTGCGCCAACCGTCCCCGCCTGGATGATCTGCCCTGAATCCCTAGCAAACTTCAGTCCGGGTGTTAATGATTTGAGTATGTCATTTAAGGAAAATACTGTCAGTCCTTTTGGTTTCTCGATAACTGCTTTAATGATCCCTTCGTGGTAAATCTCTGCACGTAAACGAAGATTGACGTGCGAAGTGTCCTCAACCAGAGTAGTATCGATTTCAAATTGAGCAGAATTATCAATTGCGGCCGGCTGAGAAATTACGTTTAATGACATGATTTTAAGAATTAAGTTGTTTGTTCCATTGATTCAGAATTACATCAAAGTTTATTGAAAGCAAATTATAACACATTTCCTGAATTACTTCAGTGATAAGATTCTCATTATGTTTAAATGCTTCCTCGATCCATGCCAGCCGTTTACCGGTGTGAGTAAAAGCATAACTGCCACGTGTCGGCATCCCCATCCAATCACCTGAATATTTCTGTGTCTGTGCAATGGCAAAGGCAATACCGAGCGATTTCTTTTCATCCGTGATTCGCATCCTAAGTTTAACCCAACTTTGCAGACCTTCAATATACTGACTCGTTCCGCCTCCGTGACCTTTACCTTTATGTCCTGAATAGGGAATCTTTGATGATGTCACCCCGGCGGCAATAATGGCACCATAAGGATACATCATGCCTGAGATTGTCATTGCATCAGTTTCCTGTTTAACGACATAGTCTATTGTAGAAATTATCTTATTAGTCATAGAATGCCCCTGTGCTTCCCATTCATCCTGTAATGCTTTGGAAAGTACTTGTTTTACTTTTTCTATGCCTGTTAAATCAGCCATTGCAGAAAGTGTGAAGTTCTAAATCCGAATACATGATACCAAGTGCTTTATGCGGAAAAATATCCGAGATCCCTTCAGGGATATAAAAACCATTGATCTTATCAATACCAACAACCATAACCCTCGTTAAAGCATTTACAGCATTTATGTAGGTTTCAAAATATCCTTCGAGCGTGTCCCATTTACCTATCTTATCATCTTCACTCTCAAGTGTCGGGTCAAAGGCTATCATTGCAAAACATGTCAATGTAATTGCTTTTTCCTTCTGAATATTAGTTGTACGAATGTCTTTTTTAAACTTCACATTATTGAAGTTCCAGACAATAGCCGGGAATAACTGTGTAGGGTTATCATTGGCAGGCCATTTGTTCAGATCGAATGTGACTTGTTTAATGTCAGTTCCTATGACCGACTGAAGTAAACTTTTTAAGGTAGAAAGTTTCATATTAGTTTAAATTTGTAATTTTGATTGAAATTAACCAATATCCAGTATTATCTACTTTCCATAATTCTGTCATAGTTTCGATTATCATACAGAAGCCTGAATCTAAATAAACTTCTTCTTTCTTATTCGCTTTCATTTTTTATTTCTTTATCTAGTTTAACCTGTATTCTACGGATTGCCACCCTGCCCAACTCAGGAAGTTCTGTCAAACAGAGTGAATTTAATATGCAATCCAGAATCTTAATCTGTGCCTTCTTTATCTCAACTTCGTTCATTTGAAATTCTTTGATAATCTATGTAGTTAAAAAATTCGTCTATTAAAACCCATTTTACCTCATCATATTTTCCTAGCCCTCCATAATTTGCACATTCATATATTAAACCGAGGGGACCGAACTTTTGTAAGCCTTGACTTCCGATACGATTTCCTGAATTGTCTTTGGGAGTTTTCCAAATAGCAGGATGATCAGCGAAGAGTCTGGCAGTCTTCTGAGCGTGTAAAAAAAAACACTCCACACGATTGACATTGGGATCTTCATAAATGCCGATTGCCTCTCGATTACCTTCTGTTCATCATACCTCTCGTTTTTCTTCCTACAATAAATAGCCATGAACCACGCTAAACGGTTAATATCCTCTTTTGTAAACTTTAAACCCCTGACCATACCGCAAGCCTCGACATAAGTTATCACCGGCTCTTTTGCAAGTGTTATCTCTTGCTCCATGATAGTAACTGTCTCTGGAAGGTAGAACTTCTGCAAACCCAGTCTGAATGATTTAAACTGTTTAGTCTCGTAAGGCTTTATCTGTCCCATAAAGTGAATAACTGGCGCATGATAAAGAATTGAAACAACAAATGGTTTGAAATAGTAATCATATCGCTTTTCTATCAACTCGTTGGGAACTTTGTTAAGTAACGAAATAGGGATGTTCGACAAACAAGCGATCACTTTGCGATAATATTCAGGAAAATCTTCATTCAGTTGCTTATCGGTGATACTTGAGACAGATTCGACATATTTATTCAAGTCTTCCATTGAGAACTTACCATCAGCAAGAATAAATGATTCATAGCCATCTGGCATCGGTATGGCTGCAAGTTCTGCAAACTGTTGGATGGATATATCAGACCAGTTATATATGCCTTTAAACGTCTTATTTCCGATCTTAATTTTAATCATGCAATTTATGTCTCCAATACTATGTAACTTTCTGACTAACTATTTAATTATCAATATCTTTAAAAAGTGACCGATAATGTTCCAAATAAGCACAAAGACCAGTTAAAGCATCAGGGGCATCATCTTTATCCTTTGAATCCTTCAATAGGCTCGTTACCTGGGTCATAAACCGCTCAAGATCAGGATTCGGATGTTCAGGGAAATAGAAGAAGTACTTAACTAAACCTGCATTAGCAAGTATGCGAGCCATTTTATTAGCCTTTGAGTATTGCCCGAATATCTCAATCTGTGGGATTAACTCTCTTATCCTGCGTGTGAAGTAAGCACCGGCATTATTTGTCTCAATGCAAATTTCGCTTATATGGCACTCTTTAACCTTACTTTGCACCTGTCCTTCCTGGATTGTTAAATTCTCCTGATCAAATAAGCAATCAAACACATAAACCCGATTACCATAAACCCTGGCAATTGGCATCGCAAAGTTATCCAAGCCCTCATCAGCCGTATCTGCAAAAGCAACTGTGAAATAATTACCTTCAGGAAACTCACGGTATTTCTTCAAACTTGACTCACTAAAAACCTGACCCTCTAACTCGGTCACCCAACCGCCCATTACGATATTAGCATATTCCTTTGGATCTTCGATCTTCAACCTCTGATAATCTGCCAGGATGTTTTTAGGTATCTGTAACTGATCAGCATCCAGATAACTTGAATGAATATACATCACGTTATCTTTAATGCAGTTATCACCGCCTTTTAATCCTTTCTTTTCAAAAAACTCCTTGAAAATCCAATGCTCTTTAGTTGTTGGGTTCAGAATAAGTATTGTTAAATTTCGCTTTGTTGTTGAACGCATTGAATAGAAAACCTTCTTGAATGTCTTATAATCCGGCAACTCTTCAGCCTCATCATTAATAAATAGGTTAAACCCGGTCAATGATTTAAGATTCGCCGTCTGTATGCCCGATCCTGTCTTAATACCTTTGAATGCTATCCGGCAATCATTAAACTCAATATGTGTAGTTGTGTCGTGTACTGTTCCTGTCAAACCGAGCATTTCAATCTTGTCTGAAACTTCCGGCTTTATGCTGTCGATAAGCGACATATTCGTAAATCGAGTGTATAAGATGTTCCACTGATAATGAACCAATGCAATGAGCGCAAAGATTGAAACTGTGTAGGATTTTAATGAGTATCGGCCTCCGGTGATTATTACGGTATCAATGTCGGGATGAAAGTTTTCATCAAAGAGTTTAAATAGTGGTCTGAATTTTACCGAAATCTTAACTTCGGTTTCAATTTCATTTGTCATTGAAGTTTTCAAATGTAATCTTCGGAACTATATCCTTGCCGTCTTTCCCGGTTAATTCACTTCGTGCCAATTTAGGAATTACATATTCACTTAAATCAGAAAGAATCCTAATTGCTTTTTCAGGATTCTCTGCTGCTATTGCATTAAGCCATGTAGTAAGATTATCAAGATTATCCTCAATAAGCATCCGATAAGCCTCTTTAATATCTCTGGTTGCTTTGTTAGGTATTCCGGCTGGCCTGCCATTAGGATTATTTGTATGACCTTTCTTAACCGGCATATTTGTAGATATTTGTTTTTTTCAAACTACTAATATAGTTTAAAATGCAAATTTAACTAATCTTTTTATCATTTAAAAATATATTTTCATTCCAATATTTCCAGACTTCATCTATTGACCATTCTTTGTCTGCATTACCTTTGCGATAGGTTATCCGAGGTTTAGTTTTATCAATACCCTGGAATACTGTGTCAAATGGCGATTTTGGATCGTGTAGCCACAGAATAAATGCTTTTGTTTTATCGTCCATGTTATTTAATTGTTTTCACCTTTGTCTATTTGATTTAATTCTTAAATACATTTTCCGGCGCAAATTCGTTTTCACTCAAAATCTCATCAGATAACTTCTTGTAATTCAAAAAGAAGTCAGTCTTAACCTTATTGACCTTTTCGCCATTGTCCCATTTTTCAAGTTGTTTAATTAAAGATAGCAATTCATTCATCCGCTTCTCGGTAGGTTCCAGACTAAGTATAAATTGAACTCTCATAAACATAATCTCAAATAGTTTATCATGTTCCGCAGCTTTAACTTCAAGTTCTGCTATAATCCAGGCACTAACAATGAGTGCCATAATTCCAAAAATTACAATAGTTAAGAGTGTCATAATATTGATTTATAATTTAACATTCCCATTCAATAGCTTCTTGTTTAGTCACGAAAAAATGAATACCATGTGAGCAGTCTTCTTTAAAATCATCATCATAAGAATCAGGTTTTACAATTGCGCCTGTTTCATAAACTAAATTTGAATCTCGTATACCAAATGCTTTTGATATCTGATTTCCTTCCAAATCCCACATATCAATAACTCTTATAAATTCTGCACGACATTTACGATTCTTAATATTTGAAGTCCGTTTTGCTTCGTTCGGAATTTCAATCATCGCGATAGCATTCTTACATTTTTTCCATGCAATAAAAGACCCTTGCTCTGGTATTATCCAAAAGGATTTTTTAAGATCATCTAATTCTATGCCTTTAGTGCCTCTCAAGTCTGCGCCTCTCAAGTCTGCGTCTCTCAAGTCTGCGTCTGTCAGGTATGCGCCTCTCAAGTCTGCGCCTGTCAAGTGTGCGCCTCTCAAGACTCTGCCTCTCAAGTCTGCGCCTCTCAAATTAGCGTCTTGCAAATTAGCGTCTTGCAAGTCTGCGTCTGTCAAGTGTGCGCCTCTCAAGTCTGCGTCTGTCAGGTCTGCGTCTGTCAAGTCTGCGCCTGTCAAGTCTGCGTCTGTCAGGTCTGCGCCTGTCAGGTCTGCGTCTCTCAAGTCTGCGCCTGTCAAGTGTGCGCCTCTCAAGTCTGCGCCTCTCAAGTATGCGCCTCTCAAGTTTGCGCCTTGCAAATTAGCGTCTTGCTTCACGGCTTCGATTAATGTATCTTTTAAAGTATTATCCTCTTTTTCAAATTCAAAGAGTAACATACCCGCAACAGATCTAATTTCGATTTTTATTTTCATAGTTTTATAGTTTAGATTTTATTCTATTAATTTTTTAATTTTATTCCAATAAATATCTGTCATCTTGCCTTTTGAAGAATATTTTTCTTTAATGTATTTATCTTTAATTCAAACTCATCCCTTTTCCCTACTGCTTCATAAATATCGCGAAAAGTACCTAAATGAAA